GAATGAGGAATTTAAACGTCAATCACGACTCTCTCAACCATATATGAGCGCAGCTCTTGGTTATTTTCTTGTAGAATATCTTCCTAAATCTCGTTCTTATGGAAACTTAGGAATGAGTACAACTGGCACACATAGTAAAAATGGTGTTGGAAATTCTGCCAATGGTCCTGAGAATTATATAAGAGGGCTTTGGAAAGACTCTTTAACAGAGTCTTCAATTACTTTTACAGCAATAAAGGGCTATGAAAAGAGTGACTCTATTGTTGCAAAAAGACTTAAAAAAGAATTTCTACAATACTCGCCAAGATTTAAGATTTTTGAAAAGCAAGCAGAACTTCTCGAAAAAGTAGCAACGTCTGTTACTATTGGAGAATTATCTTTAGCCATAGCTAACATACAAAAGGAGGTAGTAAAACTATGAGACGATATATAATTTCTTCCGTTCGTGAAGAGTTTTATAAATCAAAGGTAGAAAACTCTATTGTCTTGGGAAACCATGTATTATTCTTCGATGCAGATGGACTGATAATTAATCTCGAAAAGGTTTTAAGTTCTCTATATACTAATACTCGTAATAATACTTTACCAAGGAGAAGCTATACAGAAACTGCTCGTATTAGTGGAGTAACTTTTGATGAAGCCCTAATCGCTTTTGATAGAGCCGTCTCCCAATCTAGCTCTAGTGCTAGTGCTAGCTCCAATAATGATGTAGAGCTGGAACGTGAAGAAAGAACTCCAAGAAGTGCTACTCCTCCAAGTCTCGTTATAGCTCAACAAACAGAGGAAGAAGAAGAACTTGGCTCTAAAACAATAAAATCAACCTCACAAATCTGTACTATCTATCAAACATCTAGATGGAACTCTGGAAAAGGAAATACTTTAAACTCTGTAATCCGGTATCAAGGATTAGCTATCCTTGTTTCTCGATATGATGTTAATGCCGCTGTAGTTGCTTTTGCTTGGACTTCGAGTAACTTTTCAATCTTAAGCTCATATGAAACTAGGCGACTCGAAAGAAGTGATATGCTTTCTGTTATAAGAGGAATGGCTGAAAGTTTTATAGCAGAAGACCTTCTTCCTCGTAAGTTTGAGTCATTTGGGAGAACACTATGATGACAGTGGAGACACCTGTAGAGTCAATTGCAGATTTATTTTCTGATGGGCTTGTTAAGTATAAAATTGATAGATATGAGCGTAACATTGCTGCAAGACTTCTAACTCCATCTAATATCTCGTTTTCATACTATCAACGAAGAGAGCAAGCCTATATTAGAGAACACAAAACAATCAATGGAAGAGAATTTTCTATTATAAGACTTGCTGGATACTCTCCACTATTCTTACCAAAAGCCAAAGATAGTGTTTGGCTAATCTCAAATCAAACTTCCAATATTATGATTAAGTGGAGATTAATTTTCTGTTGGAAATCAAGTTTTTCCACAGCAAAGTTTCATATTTGTTATGAGTATCTTGGTGTAAAGACAGCAGAAATGGACAAAGACTCATTTCTTACATTTTTTCCAAAAGCAATAGAAAAGACATACGGAGGTTACTCAGAATGACTGGAGAAATAAAAAACGAAAAAGTATTAGACGAGTTTGTTAAAAAACAAATTGAGTTTATTACTTTTGAAAAGTATCCATTTAGCCCAAAGGAGACTTACTGTATTAAAGTCTCCTTTAAAGATACTGAAAACATCTTGTATTTAAATTCTAATGGTTATCCCTCGGATGGAAGATGTTTTGTTACTAGCGAAGAGTTCTTTACTAATGCTGAAGGTAAAAACTTTGTTTCAATTAAACCAGTAGATAGACTAGCAACTTTAACTGAAGTAGAAGAGTTTTTATTATTCTCTCTCGAAGAAACAATATATCACTGGTATGGAGATACAACTAACTTAAGGAAACATTGGGAAACCTATTATGGAGTAACATTTTGGAAATTTACATATGGTAAAGGAGATTACTTTATATTTGCTACCTGTTTTACTGACTTTTCTAGTAGAAGTGCTCTTCTTCTAAGCCAAGTCTTAACAGCTTCCTCAATAAAGCCAAAGAAAACTGTAGAGGAAGCTCCAAATTTAAATACATTACCGGAAGGAGTTCTTAATGAGTGGCGATAAATTGATTAAGGTATTTGTTTATGGAACACTTTTAACTGGTATGGGAAACTGGGAGTATCTTTTATCCCCACGAGAAGGAATTCCAGACCAAATCTATGGCTTTGTAATGTACTCTTTAGGAGGTTTTCCAGGAATTATTCCAGACTCAGACAAAGGAATAAACCTTATCGAAGGAGAAGTATTTGAAATTACTGAGGAGGACTTAAAAAGGTTTGATAGGCTGGAAGGATACTCTGGTAAAGACTCTCCATACAATATGTATGTTAGAAAAGTCGTTAAGACTGTTAGTGGTGAAGAGGTATTTACCTATATCTACAATGACCCTGACCACCTTAGAGGGCGTGCTCTAATTCCTGATGGTGATTGGAGAAAGTTTGTAGAAGGGAAGTTAAAATGACAATACAAAATGAAACTGGTTTAATTCCAAAAGACCTTATGAGTCAAATCTGTGAAGCTTTACAAGTAAAAGAAGAGGAACTCTCTCTAATAGTAAACGAAAAATCCTACCAATATCTTGACCAAAAAGGATTAATTAAAGAAGTAGTTTTTAGTTTGCAACTCAATACTACTTGTATTGCACAGTTTACTTTAGCTCCTCTCATAGGGTGCTGTGGAGTTTGTATTTCTACTGGAGCAGTTGTACTTAGAAATTGGAGAAATAAAGGATTAGGTAAACTCCTTAATCTTCTTCGTATTCATATTGCAACTCATTTAGGTTATGGATTACTCTTAGCAACCAGTAAAGAAACTAATGAACCTCAATCGAAAATCTTTTTTGCTAATGGTTGGGAGGCTGTACAACAGTTTGTTAATCCACGAACAGGAAACCACCTCGTGGTTCATACTTATGTTCTAGAGGGAGGAAGATAAATGATTAAGTCCTATATGACGATTGAGAATTTCCATCAAGATGCGATAGACTATGTACAAAGGAGAATAAAATGATTGCTACTGAGAAAGTAACTGAGGTTCGAACTGGATTTGTTGTAGGAAACAAAGAGGGAACTAGGTTTTTTACACATCCAGACTCATGGGAGTTTGTTAAACTTAATGAAGAAGTTAGCTGTACCCTTTGGGAGGAAAAATGGGAAGCTGAGGAATTAGCGGAAGATAACAAAGATATTCTTAAGAGTTTTCGAGATAAAAGAACTGTTGAAGAGTGGGAGGAAGAGTATTACTCTATGGATACCGTTTTCCCTGTTATAGTAACTCTAACTGGTGATGCAAAATTTAAATAGGAGGTGTATTGACGACTATTTCTTAAAACGTACAATTACTGACTCACAGACATTTATTGAAGCTTTAGCTAAAAATGGAAGCTACTTAGCTGAGATTCACTTTCTCGATGGCTGTGAAAATGCTGGTCATTTTGTGAGACTTTCCTTTAGTGGTGGAGAAGAAATCCATATTTCCGCTACTTCTGGTTTCTTTAATACTCCAGAAGAACCAGTAGAGCTTGAAGCAAGACTACAATGGGGGAGGGGAAACTACATTCAAGATATGTCTTGTCAAAAATCTAATAGGTGGGAGAAAGAATACTAGAAAGAGAGTAAAAATCTAAAAAGAGAGGGACCTGAAAGAGTTCCTCTCTTCTCTTTTTTAACTCTCTTTAATGGCGAGACTCGTTCTTTCTGGAGTCTTTTCCTGTGTTGAGTATCTGAAATGTTTTGCTTCCGTCTCTATAAATCGTACCACCTTTCAATCCAGACTCCCACATATACATGATAGCTTCTTCTAAATCTCTAGAAGTAGAATCATTACTCATGTTTATAGTTTTACTTACAGCATTAGTAATATATCTCTGCCAAGCAGCTTGAATATCAATATGAGCTTTCCACGAAAGTTCGTGAGCGGTCTTAAAAATATCCCTTAACTTCTGTGGTATATACTCAATATGTTGAATACTTCCTGTTTCTTTTACCTCATTTATAATCTGGTTTATCTGGAGTTCATCAAAACCATACTTCTTTAGCTTCTTAATTAGTATTGAATTAAACTCCGTTACACTATCGTTTGCTTTATTTTCAATTCCAGATGTTATATTTCGAGTATAGTATAGAGAAAAGAAGGGTTCAATAGCAGAGGTTACACCAGCAAGGAGTGAAATAGAACCAGTTGGAGCTATGGAAGTTACAGATACATTTCTAACTCGTAACTTTTCAGACCTAAAATCAATTCTATTTTCTTTCTCTTGTGCTTGCATAAACTTAGACTCTAATACCTTGTACACTACATCTTGATTTAACTCTCCATTCCAACCATCAAATACACCACGCTCTTCTGCCAACAGCATACTTTCTGACCAAGAGAAAAACGATAAGAACCAACTAAGCTGTTCTGCAAATTCTACTGCTCCCTCACTATCATAAGGTATCTCTAATTCTGCGAGTAGGTCTGCAAATCCCATGACACCTAATCCGAGTCTTCTAAAAGCCTTTGAGGTTTTATTAATTTCATCTACGGTTGTTTTAGAGACTTCTTGAACATTGTCGAGAAACCTAATTCCAACCCTAATAGCATACTCAAAGAACTCAAAGTTAAACTTATTTGTACTCGTGTCAAGAAAAGACATAAGATTGAGACTACCTAAACAACATGCCTCATTTTCTAAGAGAGGTACTTCACCACAAGGGTTTGTTGCTTGAATACTACCAAACTCTGGTATCATATTATCTTCATTAACTTTGTCTAGAAAAAGAACTCCAGGGTCTCCAGACTTCCAAGAACTTTCTGAGATTAACTTAAATAATTCTTTTGCGGGTAACGAGTATACTACCTCTCCAGTTAAGGGTGATACTAAATTCCAGTCTCCATCATTCTTAACAGCCTCCATAAAGAGATTGCTTATTCCTATAGAAAGATTGAAATGGTTGAGTTGGCTATCAGAAAAAACTTTTTCTAAAACTTTAATATACTCTCTTAGCTTTGCCTGTTGTGGGTCTCCAGAATATCCGAGTGAAACTATCTCTTCGTCTGCCCCATCCCAACCAATTTCTGTCTTAAAGGACCTTAAGAGCTGTCCAAATTTTGGAGAGGGCTTTGATTTGTAGGCAATGAACTCTTTTATATCGGGATGGTCTATGTTCAAAACTCCCATTTGAGCACCACGCCTTGATGCTTGATGTATAACGTCTCCTGTTGTATCAAACTGTCCCATAAATGGAAGAGGTCCACAGGACTTTCCACCAGTAGTTTTTATAGGAGCACCACGCTCACGTAGCTTTGAGAAGTTAAATCCTAATCCTCCTCCCCATGCAAAAATTTCTGCAGCATTACTTAGTGCTGTATAGATACTCTCTCTTGAGTCCTCAACTGGAAGAACAAAACAATTCATTAGATTGTCAATTCCAGTTCCAGCATTAGCTAATACCCTACCCCCTGGTAGGAAAACTCCTTCTGATAATAGTTGATAAAATTTTGCTGTCCATTCAGCAAAGTTTTCTTCTTTTTCAGCAGAAGCTATATGAGTAGCAACCCGAACACACATTTCTTCCCAAGTTTCTGACTCCTTTGCATACTTTAGTTTAAATATTTTGTCTTGAAACTCAGTCAACATCTTTTACTTCCTTGTCTAAATAGATTATTTCAAATTGTACTTTACTCATTCCATCAAGAAGTGTAGTGGACATTCCGACTTCACCCTTAACAATTTTGTCTACAATGGCTTTCTTCTCTGCCTCTTTTTGCTCTAAAACAAAAGACCCTCCAAGTTCATTTAGTAGAAGTATGGATAAAACTGCTAATTCCTGTTGTTTCTGTAGTAACTCATTGAGTTCAGAAACTAATCTTTTATTCTCAAGTACAAGTTCATCTGCTTGGTCTAGTCCTATACTCATCTGTTATCTCCATCACCATGAATTACTTTACGTTTATCTCTATCTCTTAACTTGCTTATATTCTCTTCAGCTATTTCATCCATATCCATATAAAGGTCTGAGCATAGTGCAGCTACATACCAAAGTACATCACCTATTTCTTTTCGAAGCTCTACCCATCGAGGAGTATGTGGTTCACCAAAAGTAACGAGACCTTCATCTCTTAACCACTTCTTAATTTTCTCCGCCACTTCTCCAGTTTCACCTGCAAGTCCGAGAGTTGGATAGACAACACGAAACTGTCTATCATATACTGCTGTTGTTTTTGCTAAGTCTTGATAATCTTTAAAGTTCATTTATCCTCCAAGATAATTGAGCAACTCAGGAACTTCATCAATGAAAGTTATCTTAGGGTCGCCCTCTAAATGGTCATTAGTTATTGTTCTTATTCCAAACAAAGTACAAACATTTCTCAATTCTGAATTCAAAATTAAAGCTCTGTCTTCTACATAGTAGTCACAATTATGCTGTCTTACAGCTAAGTGTTTTTCTTTATCTGTAAAAACTAGCTCATCTACATTAGGAAAATCATATCTTCTTAGCCAAGACTCTGTCACCCACTTCACCCACTCCTTTCGATGTGTTATATATTTTATATCATATCCGACTGAAAGACTCTTGAGCGCATCTACAACTCCGGCTTTAGGTACAACATTAGAATATAAATCCTCTCTTCTAACTAGATTATTCCAAAACATTTTGTTGTAATGAGATTCTCCTATACCTTCAGAGGCTAATTCTTCTTCAGTCCAAAAGATAAAAAAGGTTCTCTTCTCTTTATAGTCATGTACAAGTGCATCCCAAACAGCGTTTCTCCAGTTATAAAGTACGCCATCTAAATCAAAACCAACGATTGGTTTACTCATTTTCTACCTCCTTTCCTAGTGTCCTAACACCTCTTTAACTTCTTTCCTTGGAACTTTCTCTATAAGAGCATAGTCAAAGTAAGTTAACTTTAAGTTAATCTTTCTACAGAGAGCCTTTATTTCTGATTTCTGAGTATGTGACTTCTTGTATAGATGGTTAACAACCTCTGCTGAATCAGTTTTAAAAGTTACACTCTTTATTTTAAAATCTTTACAGTAGTTGATTGCATTTATTAGTGCCATGAACTCTGCTTCTAGAGAAGTTCCGAAACCAAATACCAGCTTATGATATGATATAAGTTTCTCATTTTCATTAAAGATTTTAAACGAGCCGTAAGTCATGCCACGTAATTTACCTCCATCACAAAAAACTGTGTGGTGTTTATTTTTACCTTTCAAAAGAATACTTTGCCTCCGATAGTAATAGTCTACCAAAATTATTTTCGTTTCCCTTGTTATCAAGAAGCCAATCTCCTAAGTCGTACTTATCTGGATACCCCTTGAAAGTAAACAGCCTACACTTATATTCCCCTAACGAGTTAGCTACTAACTGTGCTCCTTTCTCTCCAGGTTCATCATTATCAAATACAACATAAACAATTTTTTGTTGGTTGAATAGCTTATTCCATGAGTCATTCCAATAAGTTGCTCCAGCATTGTGACTCACTGCTGGATAACCAAACTGTCTTAGAAGGAGTGCATCAGTAGGACTCTCTGTAAGAATAACACTACTGCAATGCTTCAACATATCTCCATTCCAAAGGAGTGGTCCTACCCCACTATACCAACTCTTAATTCTTTTGGTTGGTAGGTCTCTTCGCATTTGAAAATTGTTTAGAGTTCTGTCCACAAAGAAAGGAATAACATACCAACCAGAGGTATATCCTAGTTGGTATGTATCAATTGTTTTATCAGTTATTCCTCTCTTGTACCAATAATCTCTATGTGTCTTTCCACTCTCCCAAAAAACTTCTACAAGCTTTGGATATACAGTTAGCTCTTCTCCTCTTGGGGTATCTATAGAAACATAAACTTTATTCTCTACAATCTCTGCTTCTCTTATAATCTGTCTAGCCTCAAGTGGATTCTTTCCTTTTACTTTCGTGAGCCAAATGTATGCATCACCATTTATCTCTTTGCTGTTCCAAAAGAATAAATCTCTGTATGTATCCAGCACAAGGGAGTCATGTTCCAAAGCCTTCAAGTATCTAGTGTCGCCCTCTAACTTATAATCCCTCTCTATTAAATTTTGTAAGAAGCTCAACTTGATTCTCCTTTGAATTTTTTAAATGTTGTGCTAAAAAATTTCTACCTTAAAGGACCTTCCTCGCTGTTCAAATTTTTAAAGTGATTACAGTATACCACACTTTTCCATTTTTGTAAATGGTACTTATTTCCTATTGACACTTACATTTTTTTGTGGTATTATCTTATAGGTTCTAGATTAAGCAAGAGTATAAAGAGTTTTTAAAAAGAGTTTAACTTCTTTAAAGAGTTTAAGGGGGATGATAATTTATGTTAGTACTTTTGTACTATGGACAAATATGAAAAACTGTGCTATAATATTGACAGTTAGTGGAATAAAAAACTAACTTATTATTTTATTTATAGTAGTAGTATACACTATAATTTATGAATTGTAAATAGGTAAGGAGTACTATTGGAACAGGAATATACTATTCTCGACACATCTTTATCATTAGGAGAATTTCAAAAAGCTTTAAGAACTGTAGAGTTTATTGGATTCGATATAGAAACTAGTGGATTAAACTTTCTATCAGACAGAATTAGGTTAGCCCAATTCGAACTAGGTAGCAAAGTTTTTATTTTGGATTTTGATAACTACCCTGACGCACAGAAGAATTTTAAATATGTTGTTTCATTAATAAAAGATACAAATAAAACAATTATTTCACATAACGTTAAGTTTGAATTGAAGTTTACATTGAAAAGTACTGGTATTCTTTTAACTAAAGTGTTTTGTACACAGCTTGCTCAGTCTATACACTTAGCTGGTATAGCTAGGGGCAAGGATAAGTTTCCAAAACTTTCTACTTTAGTAGATGAATACTGTGGGGTAACACTTGATAAAGAAATAAGATTAAACTTTGTAACAAGTCCAGAAATTACTCAGGAAATGTATGACTATGCGGTATTAGATGTAAAATATTTAAAAGAAATAATGATGTTACAAAAATTGGAAGCAGTAGAAAGAGGTTATCCACAAGTTTTTGATTTAGAAATGGAACTGATTCCAGTAGTAGCACAGATGGAATATGATGGTGTCCTAGTTAATTGGGATGTATGGTATGAACTTGCTCTTGAAGCAGAGAAGGTAGTAGAAGAAGCCAAAGAAACAATTACTAAGATTGTTTTTGAATCTACTTGGGATAAAGCTAAAGAAGAAATAACTGATGGTATATCAGCTTACGAGTACTATGAAATACCAATACCCAAGACTCAGAATAGTAAGAAGTTTAGAGTAGACAGAACCTTTTTAGAAACTCTTACATCACCTGAGTTTATTCTTGAAGAATTAAAAACAACTTGGAATGTAGGAAGCAACGCTCAAAAACTAAGGGCATTACAGTTGTGTGGTGTAAGTGTAAGTAATACGAAAAGAAGTACTCTTGAGCGCATTACTACACACAATATTTTAGTAACAGCAATGCTCGATTTTAATAGGGCTAATAAAATTGCTACTACATACGGACGTGACTGGGAAGAACTAATTCATCCTGATACTGGACGAGTGCATCCAACATATAATCAGATGGGTGCAGCTACAGGTAGATGGTCATCAGATAATCCTAATATGCAGAACATTCCTAAGCAAGAGCGTTATCGTAATTGCTTTTTAGCTAGAGAAGGATATAAGATTCTAACGTGCGACTTTTCTCAAGCAGAAATGAGAATCATGGGTGCAGTAAGTAGAGAGCAACGAATCATAGAAGCTTATGTTAAGGGTGAAGACATTCATGCTAAAACTGCTAGTGGTATTTATGATCTTTCTTTAGAGGAAGTAACACATGACCAACGTGATAAAGGAAAGACAGTAAACTTTTCAATTATCTATGGTACTACTGCTTATGGAATGTCAGTGAAGAACGAAGGACTCTCAGAAGAAGAAGCTGAAGAACTCCTATCTAAGTTTTTTGAATCACATCCTAGTCTTGATTACTTCATTCAACGTGCTGGTAATTTAGTTGTCGAGCATCTAAAATCACGTACTCCATTTGGAAGAGTTCGTTACTTTGAAAACAAGACAACCTTTAAAGATTATAAACAAAGAAAGAAATGGATTGCTAGACTAAAGCGTGAAGGAGTTAATCATATCATTCAGGGATGTAGTGCTGACTCACTTAAGATAGCTATGGTAAGCATGTTCTATAATAATCCTTTTGGACATGAGAACTTTAGATTTCTTATTCAAGTACATGATGAAGTTGTTGTAGAGGTACGTGAAGATATAACAGAAGAGGCTACAAAGTTTTTAGTATCTCACATGGAGCAAGCCGAACAACAATTTCTTGGAGAGATTCCAGCAGTTGCAGATTGTTTACCACCACTTGATTACTGGTCAAAAGGAGAATAGAATGGGATATGAAAGAGAGGACTACCTTACCAAGATTAAAAAGGAACGAGATAGGCTTTCTGATTTCGGATATAGAATAAGCTATATCTCTGTACATAAAAGAGTGTATGAAAAAATAAAAGATAGAGTACTTGTTTTACATATAGGGTCTAAGGAAAGAATGAGGTTGTTTGGACACACACTTTATATCTACCATGAAGCTACACCTTTTGAATTTATTATTGGTGTTCTTGAAGAGAAAGAACATGGCTTTAGCATATAAAACTAAGTTAGGAGTTCTTGTACATGACGACTGTTTTAATACTTTTGAAACTCTGATTAAGGAAAAGGTAAAGGTAGATTTAATTTTAGCAGACCTACCTTATGGAACTACTCAAAATAATTGGGACTCTGTTTTACCTTTAGATTTATTGTGGAAAAACTATTGGCAGTTGTGTAAAGAAAGAACGCCCGTTGTTCTTACTGCACAGTATCCGTTTGATAAAACTTTAGGTGCTTCACAGATTGAATATCTAAAGTACGAGTGGATATGGAAGAAGAACTATGCTACTGGGCATCTTAATTCTAAGAGTATGCCAATGAAAAACCATGAAAATATTTTAGTGTTTTATAAGAAGCCACCAACATACAATCCACAGTTTACAGAGGGTGAACCATATAAAAGCGTAGTAGGTGCTGATGCAAAGACAAGTAGTAACTATGGAGTACAAGGTGCATATGTTATAGATAATCCTGGTATACGCTATCCAAGAACAGTATTAGATTTTGATAAGGCTCGTGGTAGTTTTCATCCGACACAAAAACCTTTAGCTTTATTTGAGTACATGATTAAGACTTACACTAATCCTAATGATGTTGTTCTTGATAATGTACTAGGTAGTGGAACAACAGCAGTAGCTTGTGAAAGACTAGGAAGAAAGTGGATAGGAATAGAGAAGGAGGCTAAGTACATTGAGGTTATTATTAAACGATTGGAAGCGGAACTTACACCTTAAAGGGAAAGTTTCCCTGTTCAAAATTTTAAACGGAGAATTAAATACATGAGTAATCCAGAGAATATGGTACAAAAGTTCCGTGAAGATATGCAAGATAAGTATGGTGAAAGTTCATTAGTAACTACAGAGAGTCATCTAGAAAGTGGAGTAATTTCAACTGGAAGTTTATCTTTGGATGTGTCATTAGGTATTGGTGGAATACCAAGAGGAGTATTTACTGAGATAGTTGGACCTGAGTCTTCTGGAAAAACTACATTAGCTTTGTCTATAACAAAGCAAGCTTTATCACAAGGTATAAGCGTTCTATACTTAGATGCTGAGCGTAGTCTTGACTATAGGTATGTCGAAACAATCATTGGAGACTTTGATTCTAGCCTTCTTACAATTCTTTCTCCTGAAACAGCGGAAGATTTTTTTGAGGTAGCAGAAGAAGGGATAGTTTCTGGTGCTTTTGGAATGATTATATTAGATTCTCTTGGTGCGTTGTCACCGAAGAAAGAGTTAGACGACGACCTAACAGATGCTAATGTTGCTTTACTTGCACGGCTACTTACCAAATGGCTAAGAAGAAACTCATTCAAAGTTAAAAAACATAATGTAGCTTTTATTTTTCTTAATCAGGTAAGAGATAAAATTGGTTCTTATATGGGAGGGTATGTTTCTCCTGGAGGCAATGCCTTGAAACACTTTCTTACTATAAGAATAAAATTTACTGCTGGTATGAAAATAAAAGCTGGCGACGAGATAGCTGGAATCCTTACTAAATTTACAGTAACAAAAAATAAAGTAGCAATTCCCTATCGTGCTGGTACGATACCTATAATTTTTGGAATTGGTATTGACTACTATAGGGATGTAGTAGAGTTTACAAAAAGACTTGGCATACTTAGACAAGCAGGTTCTTATTATAAATTTGAAGGTGAGACATTAGGACAGGGTGTAGAAAAAGTGTCACTAGTACTTAAGGACCATCCTGAAACACTTGACAAAATTGTAAAAATGTGTTATGATATGCTAGGTAAACAATTTAAGGAGACTGTATGAACAGGAAGATAGGCTTTGAAAGATTATACACACTGGGGAACTACAAGAATTTGAAGGTCACTGACGAAATTTCAGACCTTCCTTATGAGGTATGGAAAAGTGTACCACTACTTCGTGAGTTACAGTTCATTCAAACAGACCTTGTTTATATGAATTACGTAAAGGAAAGTAGAGTAATGAACAATCCTTTAAATAAACCAGAAGAGATTGAAGAGCTTATACACTTATTGGATGAGTCAAGAACATCTACATTGGAAAAACTAAAGGAGGCATTTGCTGAGCAGACATTAACAGAAACAACTCAAGCAGTAATAACAGAAACTATAAATGAGGAATCGGAGGAATAAATTTCATGGGTTTACCAAAAGTAGATAGAACGAGTACAAGTTACTCAAACAAACAAAAGCTTAGTTTTATAAAGCTAACTCCTGGGCAACATCTAATCAGGTTGTTACAACCAATAGAAGAAATTAAACTCGCTTATACCCACTGGGTTAAGGGAACGAGTTTAGAATGTCCTGGAGAGAATGAGTGTCCATTGTGCCTCAACAATAAAGATATTCTTGCAAGTGTTGGTGGAGAGTATAAGAAAGCAAAAGAAGTAACTGGATTTAATCCTTGGCAGGTAAGATATTATGCTAACATTCTTGACCTAACTCCTGTAAAAGTATCGCCAAATTCTGAGAATGGTTTTGAAAATAAGCGTGACCAAGCTGGAGATTGGGGTGCTGTTTGTGAGGATTGTGGAGATTCTTTAGCATCTGTACAAGTACGTCCGTCTAATACAATAAAGATTTTAGCTGGCGGTAAGAAGTTATTTGAAGCACTTGAATCAATTGACTTAAGCATTACTGTTCCAGATGAAACAAAGCCTTACACTTTACCTGACGGTAGTATTGCCTTTGAAGAAAAGAAAATTGGTATAGAGAATTATGACGTTGCTCTTATGACTGTTGGAGTAGGTCGTGAAAGATTAGTAACTCCTGTACCACAAGCACACCGCAATCAAGTGTACAATCTTGAAGAGAGAGAAGACGAGTTGTTTGATTTAGATCGAGCATTAGTTGTTCTAACTCCACCAGAGATTGTAGACTTACTTAGTGGTGTAACACTTAGAGACATTTTTGCGGCTCGTCTTGCAGAAGAAGATGAAATAACAGATACCGTAATAGCTAATGAAGCTATAGAGGTTTCAAAAACTATAGAGGCATCTGTGGAAGCATCGTTGGACGACATTTTTAAAATCTGATTACTAGAATTGTCTATTGTTAGGGGAGAGTTAATTCTCTCCCCTAGCAAAAACAAAGGAAATATAAATGGATGATATGGAGTCATTAGCAGATGTTTATAGAAAGAAACTAGATACAGAAGAGAGTAAGGTAAGTGTGATTGTTTCTTTTTATAGAGCTTCTTTTGATTCACTAGCAGAGTTAGATGATATAAAATTCTTTTCTAACCTTATAAAACTTTTTGGTGCAGATAGAGTTTTTACAGCGATTCTAACAATAGCAAGTAAGAGAACAGTACTTCCAAATGGTTCTCGAGCATATATAAAAGGTTCTATACGAAGCGTGGCATCAGATATGTTTCATGGAAGGGGTAGTAGTAACACACGCTCACTTGATATGAGTGAGTTTATATCAAGGAGAGTTGAAATGGCTAAGGAAATAAAAGGAATAGAGGTAGAGTTAGATGACTAATACAATGCTTTTTTCTGAAGAATCTGAACAAGCTGTACTGTCACTGCTACTACATCATCCAGAGAATATAACAAAATGTGGTGGACTAACTGCTAATTCTTTTTCTTCTAAAGCGAATAGAGTTCTTTATGATACGCTGATTAGATTAGCTTTAGATGGAATAGTTCCAGAGATTTCTATTGTTACAGAATATCTTAAATCAAAAGACTTGTTAGATAGTGCTGGAGGAATAGACTATCTAGGTCAGTTGTTTGAAACTACATATCAAGCTGAAAACTTTGAGTCTTATTTAAAGTTAGTAGCGGATTCGTTTAGAGGAAGAACCCTTCTTACTATTGCTAAAAGTATTCCTACTTGGTTACAAAAGGCTACGGATATAGGAGCACTTGTTTCTTTAATAAGAGATAAGTTAGGAGAGTTGATTCTAGAAGCTGGTGGTGAGAAAACAATCTCATTAAAGAATACTATTATGGCGCAGTGGAAAGAGATTGTAGAACGTACTCACCATTCTGGTATAAGCGGTTTGACTACAGGATTTCCATCAATTGACTGGCTTATAAATGGGGCATCTGGAGGAGATTTAATTGTGGTGGCAGGTAGACCATCACAAGGTAAGACAGCATGGATGTGCAACTCAGCAATAAAGAGTGGTATACCAGCATTAATTTTCTCAAAGGAAATGGGAAGAAGTCTTCTTACTGATAGGTTTATTTCTATTGACTCACAAGTAGATTTCTTAAATATTCGGCAAGGAATTATTTCAGATAAGGATGAAGCAAAGTTAGTTGAAAGTGTAAAACGAATTAGAGATACGTCCAACATTTTTATTGACTCTAATTATTCTGCTGACTTGCAGTATGTACTGAACACAATAAGACAATATCATTTTTCAGATGGAATAAAGTATGTATATCTTGATTATGTACAGCTAATGGCAGAACGTGACTCTAATTCTACAAATGAAATAGGACAGATTTCTAGAGCGTTGAAGATGATAGCAAACGAATTAGAAATAACGGTGTTTTTATTTTCACAACTAAATCGTTTGGTAGAAATGCGTGATGATAAGAGACCAATCTTGTCAGATTTGAGACAATCTGGTAACTTGGAAGAGGATGCTGATGTAGTTATATTTTTATATCGTGATGAGTATTACTATCCAGAAACAGACTCAAAGGGAAGCTTAGAGAACATCGTAAGAAAAAATAGAAACGGTCCAATTGGTACTGTGTTTCTTAAGTTTATTCCAGAAACAATATCAATTGTAGATGAGAGATAGGAGGAAGAATGAGTACAGAAAAAATTTTAGTAGTGGAGAAGTCAGAGGAATCTGTTAGTAATGGATATAGAAATGAAGTCTATGCTTTAATAGATTCTGAACGAGAACGGCAAAAGGAATTAGGTAAACCAGAAAGAATGGCTTGGGCTAGTTGGTTTATGATTTTAGCAGATTACTTTGGAAGAGTTGGTAATTCTCTTTGGAGGCTAACATTTAATGGTGGTACACATGAAGAAATTCTAGTTCCACTAGTAAAAGTTATGGCTATTGGAGTTGCTTGGATGGAAGACATCGTTCGCTTTGCTGATTATATTAGTTTAGTAGAGGAGGAAGATGGCGAACAAACAGAAGGATAAAGGAACACGTTGGGAAAGAGATGCAGTAGAGTTGTTGAAGGAAGCTTTTCCTACAGGACAGTTTAGAAGGATGGCTGGTTCTGGTGCTATTGGAACTATTATGGAAGAGCCTTTACTTGC